TCCTAGAGGAGCCACAGGTCCTTCTGGATCTGATGGAGCTGATGGAGCTGATGGATCTAATGGATCAACAGGACCTCAAGGACCAGCAGGACCAGCAGGATCAACAGGACCTGAAGGACCACAGGGACCAGCAGGATCAACAGGAGCAACAGGACCTGAAGGACCACAGGGACCACAAGGAGCAACAGGACCTGAAGGACCACAGGGACCGCAAGGACCTCAAGGAGCAGCAGGTCCAGCTTCTACTAAAGGTGACACAGGTGATACTGGACCACAAGGAGCAACAGGACCTGAAGGACCTCAAGGTCCACAAGGAGATCAAGGTCCACAAGGATCAACAGGAGCAACAGGACCAGAAGGACCTCAAGGACCACAAGGACCTCAAGGACCACAAGGAGCAACAGGACCAGCAGGAGACGACGCTGTACTTGGTCAAAAGTCTGTAGACACCCAGCATATTGCTCTTGAAGCTATTGTTGGAAATAGGCTAGATACTGGCGCAGTAACAGAAACAAAGATTGCTACTGACGCTGTAACTAACGGTAAGATTAAGGACGGAGCTGTAACTGAAGTTAAGTTAGGGACTAATGCTGTTACAACAAATAAAATTAAAGGCTTAGCTGTAACTGGAGGAAAGATAGCTGCTGGCACTATTTCATATGATAAACTAGATTCTGATGTTCAGGGAAGGTTTAACACTGGTGGTGGTGGAAGTAGCTTTACTGCTGGAGACAGTATTGAAGTCGGCACACTTTCAGTAAATAATGAAGTTGTTGGTAAGAGCACGGATTTAAAAGGACTGTATTTAACATCAAAACAAAACACCCAAGGAGATGGATTTTTAAAGGGATCACAGATTTTTCTTGGGGATAATACTGGTGGTAGTGAAGCAACTTACTACCAAATATATCATAAAGCACTATGCCACAACTTTTTGCAGGTTACTGGTCCAGTCGCAGGTCAACAACAAGCGGTTGAAGCAGCTACTTTAAAGCAGCGACAGTATAGTAGTGGAGGGGGATACTCAGGAATATTTAGTCAAATGACTTGGAAAGTAGAAGGAAAAGTCGTGTGCGAGGATCTTGTTGAATCTTCTGACAGAAAATTAAAAGAAAATATAGAAGACTTAACAGGAAGTCTTGATAAAGTTTGTCAATTACAAGGTAGAAAGTATAATCCAAAAGGCGAAGACACAGTAGAACTTGGGTTTATTGCTCAAGAAGTTGAGCCCATATTTCCTACTGTTGTTCAAACACTTCATGATGAAGAAAACGAAGAAGACTCTCACCTTACACTTTCTTACATCCATCTTATTGCTCCTATGGTAGAAGCTATTAAAGAACTTAAATCTAAAAACGAAGCCCTTGAAGCAAGGGTACAAGCCCTTGAATCCGTATAAATATGTCTGACGTAAAAGATACCGATATCCAAACATCCCTTAAAGATGCTATAAACATTTGTTTAAGCTGTCTTGGTGAAAGACCAGTAGATGGTCCTGACAATACCTCAACTAATGTTGAACTTGCAAAACAAATTATTGCGGAAGTTAGAAATGACGTCCTTAGTAAAGGGTGGTGGTTCAATACTGATGACAGTGGTAATATTTCAATTTATATTAACACTGGATCTGGTGCGAGTGAAACTTTTAATACCAGTATACCAGAAGAAGCTCGACGTTACATTGCGATACGAGCAGCTCGCATCTTCCAATCGCGTTTTATAGGATCAGAAGATTTATTTAAGTTTTCTTTTGAAGAAGAAAAAGTAAGCCTTGCTATTCTTACACAGGCTCATGTACGAAACGGAGGAAACTCCACTAGCTTTACTTCTTTTCCTCCTGAAATAAAGGCACTAGGCGTAGAGGAGGTAATGTTTCTTCAACAGTCGGCTGAAGAAAAACTGTTAACACTAAAGCTAGATACAGAGCTTAAAATAACTAAGAAGCTAGAGGCTGAAGAGAGTGCAATACTAACTGAGTCTATCCTACGCTCACAGCAGACTTTTACAGAGATCGAAGAAACCGCTAAACGTAATGCTGAAATAGAAGTTGTAAAAGATCAAGAAGCCCTGCTTGAACAACAAAAACTTACTGAGCAACAAGAGACTGCAAAGAGAAACAGAGAAGTTACTCTTCTTGAAAAGCAAGCTGAAAAGGTAGACGAAGAAGTTGATATGCTTCAACAGCAGTTTAAGACTGAGGAATTTGAAACTCTTAAACGTAACAATGAGAAACATTTAGTTTTCTTACAACAAGAACACCTAAAGCAGCAAACACTTACTGAGACACAAGAGACTGCAAGACGAAATAGAGAAATCTCTGTGCTTGAAGTTCAAAAGACTAAGATCGAAGAAGAGATCGATATGCTTGAACAGCAGTTTCTTACTGAGACACAAGAGACAGCTAAAAGAAACAGAGAAGTTACTTTACTAGAAGCTCAAAAACTCAAGATCGATGAAGAGATTGATATGCTTCAACAACAGTTCCTTAGTGAGCAACAAGAAACAGCTCGTAAGAACAGAGAAGTTACTGTACTCGAAAAGCAAGCTTCAAAGATTGATGAAGAAACTGATTTGTTGGAATCTCAAGATGCTTTAACTATTCAACAAGAGCTGACGGAGAAACAAGAAACTGCAAAACGAAACAGGGAAGTTACTCTTCTTGAGAAACAGGCAACTAAAACAGAAGAAGAAACTGATTTGTTGGAGTCTCAAGATGCTTTAACTATTCAACAAGAACTTACAGAGAAGCAAGAGACAGCTAAAAGAAATAGAGAAGTTACTATTCTTGAGAAACAAGCTACTAAGATAGATGAAGAAACTGACTTATTAGAACAACAGTTCTTGACAGAACAGCAAGAGACTGCGCGTAAGAATAGGGAAGTCTCTATACTTGAAGTCCAAAAGACTAAGGTTGAAGAAGAAACTGACTTATTAGAACAACAGTTCTTGACTGAACAACAAGAAACAGCTCGTAAGAACAGAGAAGTATCTATACTTGAAGTTCAAAAGACCAAGGTCGAAGAAGAAACTGATCTATTGGAGCAGCAGTTCTTAACAGAGCAACAGGAAACAGCTAAAAGAAACAGAGAGGTAACTCTTCTTGAGAAGCAGTCCGATAAGATCGATGAAGAAGTTGATCTATTGGAACAACAGTTCTTAACAGAGCAACAAGAGACCGCAAAACGAAACAGAGAGGTTTCGAATATTGAAGAGCAAACTAAGCTAGTAACAGCACAGGAGCTCAAGACTGACGCAGAGTCTGAGTTAATTACTGAACAAAAGAAGAAGACTACCGCTGAAGAGCTGCTTGTTGATGCACAGACCGAACTAACAAAAGACCAAGAATTAAAGACTGTAGCAGAGAAAAATATTCTTGTATCTCAAAAAACTCAACTAGATGCTGAAACAACTGTTGGTGCTCTTGCTGAACAAAACTTCTTTAATGACGTAAAGTCTGGATCAATACAAACTTATCATGACTTAGCCTCTGAACTAAGAATGATGGGAATACAAGAGCCAGCCTTTCAAAACATTCCTGCATATAAAAAGCAAGAGTTAATTAAAGACGCTGAAAAAATGAAGTTAGCCAAAGCTACTGAAACTAGTACTCACTATGAAGCTGCGGACGAGTTAAAGATAGTTAACAACATCATGTCTTACATAGGAGAAGCTCCTGTATCAGCATTAAACACCAACTCTATGGCTTCTGAAGCTGTTCGTTTGTTAAGACAGACCAACAAAGAACTTCAAGGAAGAGGTTGGTGGTTTAACACAGAGTATGATGTAGATTTATTTAGTAGTTCTAATCTTGAAGCTGCTGAGGTAAAATTTAACTACAACGCTGGTCAAGACTTTGAACGTCTTCCTAACTACGACTCTGGTTCTTCAGTGTATCTTCTAAACACAGTAGACAGCACAGCTGGAGGACAAGGTAAATTAGGCACATGGAGAGCTGTAAAAGGAGACACAGGGTATAATATTACAAAGACCAGTGCTAATCCTCCTAGCGGAACTGGACCAAACACTAGCAACAAGTTTCGTTGGAAAATTAATGATGGAGGAGACCAAGAGTATGGTTTATTTTCAACCATTAATGCCACCGATGATAAATCAGCCAACGCTGTTGAGTCTGAGCTAGACTACCCTTGGAACGCAACTTGGGATTCTTCTAAAGTTACTGTTACTCAAGCAAAGATGATTGATCTTCCTTCGGAAACCTTGAGTGTAGAGACTAATGACTACAAGACAACTACAAGAACCTTCCGACGCGATCACACAGAGTATGGCAGTGGAAAGGTTAAACTAGTTAAGTATCTGTATAACCTAGAAACCAAGTCGTTTAATTTTATTGATACACCTGTAAAGGCTAAGATTATTTATCTAAGACCGTATATAGACCTTCCTGAAAAGTTTGTTGAATACTTAGAGGTTCGTGTATCTCGTATTCTAACTGAACTTTATCCTCAAAGTGGAGTAGATGTTCAACGTCTTCCTACAATGGAACAAGAGCTTCGTGCTTACTTCCGCGATCGTCAGGATGATGAAGCGAACTACACGATGTTTGACAACTACGACACAGCAACTATTCTAGGGATTAATCGCCCTGCTACTATTTTATAATGCCTTTAATAAATACAAGTGTTTCTAACTTAATACAAGGAGTTAGCCAACAGCCTGATCCAACTAGATTTAGTGGGCAATGTGAAGAGCAAGAAAACGCTTTAAGTTCAATCATTGATGGCTTGTCTAAACGTCCTAACACTAGGCACATAAGAGAAATACTAGGAACTTCAATAGGCGAAAATAGTTTTGTACATTTTGTAGATCGAAGTAACGTTGAAAAATATGTTATTTTATACAACCGAACTGATCACCGCCTTTACGTTTTTGATTTAATAACTGGTAATTCAAGAGCGATTATTCCAGACGCAGATTTTGATAAAAGGACTGCTAATGGGCATCAAATACAAATAAATGATTATTTAAGATCTATCAATCCTCGAGAATCGTTAAAAGCAATAACTATAGGGGACACCAGTATCATAACTAACAGTGAACAGCGTGTTGCTGCTAACTCAAGTAAGTCATATTCGTTAGACAAAGATGCTATGATATTTATTAAGCAAGGAGATTATAAGAAACAGTATGGATTTGATATTAGAGCTATTGTAGAAGAGGAGACCACTAACTACACACAGGCTGATGGAACGGTAGTATCCGTTCCCGCCAGCTCAGCAAAGATTAGAGTGCCTCTATCTCTGAGAAGTGAAACATGGGTAACATCTGTAGATGTATGGGGTATACATAGAAACAAAAATATATACATTGAAGACGGAGGAAGTGGGTTTTCCGTAGACGATAGATTAACACTTCCTATACCAAACCGTAGCATAGGTGGCTACAGTAATAGTTTAAGCACTTATAAAGTATCTGGTCATCTAGATCTATATCTTGAATCTGCCGAAGGTGCAGGTGAGGGAGGAGATGGTGCAGGACCAAATGATAGCGCAGCAGTTGATCCTTACGGCTACGGAGAGTTTGAGAACCGTATGATATTAAGAGTTACCGATGTTGTAGCAACTACAGGCGCGATAACAGGACTTGAGATAGCAAGCCAAGGAAGATACTGGGGTAATAACTCTTTTCCTTCGGTTTACTATGATCCAATAATTGCTTCAACTAATACTTTTACGTCTTACACAGAAGAAGGAGCTACTATAGAGACAACAACTGTTGAAGATGTAGAGTTACGCATACAAGTAAAAGTAGAATCTGATGATGGAATCGCAGCAAGTGATGATTCAACCCAAACTTCGCCACAAGATGCTGATTCTTCCGTTATTCTAGCTAAGTTTGGTACTGGAGATACAGGTAATCGTATAATAACCCCAACACGAGTTGATAGCTCTGGAGACACAGTAAACACTTTTCCTGAGGATTCGGACGGAACCGCAACAAATTTTAGTGATTATTTTTCTTTAACAGAAACCGAAGTAAACCAAAACCTTATGGTATTAACCGCAAAGAATACGGTTAAAAGTTTTGAGGTTAGTGGCTTTGATGGACTAGCAAACTCAGGAATAGGTGTTATTTACAGAGAAGTTAATAGTATTAGCGACTTACCTACCTACGCAAAAGATAACTTTAAAGTTAAGGTAAGAGGAGACGCATCTGTTAACGAAGATGATTACTATGTTAAGTTTGAAACAAAAGGAGTAGCACAATACGGACAAGGCTCTTGGGTAGAGTGTGTTGGTCCAGACGTTGCTGTTAATTTTAGTTCAACTAGTTGCCCTATGGAATTAGTTAGCTTACCAGATGGAGACTTTTCACTTAGAACTATGAAGTTTGCCGACCGAAAAGCAGGAGATGATGATTCAAATCCTATGCCTTCTTTTGTAAATAAGGCTATTTCAAATGTGTTCTTCTTTAAAAACCGTTTAGGTTTTCTGTGTGAAGATAATATTATTCTTTCGGAAACTGGACTAGGTGTTACAGACATAGGATATCAAGATGACCCCTTGGGCGATCAAACTGAATTTAACTTTACAAGAAAAACAGTAGTTACGCTTTTAGACGACGATCCTATTGATGTTGCAGTATCCAGTAGTAGAGTAACTACTTTAAGAGCAGCAAAAGCGTTTCAGGAAAATCTTATATTATTTTCTGATAATGGTCAGTTTGTTTTAAGAGGTGGAGACACCCTTACCGCAAAAACAATTAGCGTTACTCCTGTAACAAATTTTGACTTTGAAAAACAAGTAGACCCACTACCATTGGGCTCATATATTTACTTTCCGTTTACACGTGGAAACTTTAGCGGTATTAGAGAGTTTACAATAAACAGTACAACAGACGTATATGACTCTACTGAAATTACTCAACAAGTTCCTTCATATATCCCTAAAAATGTTATAGATATGGCAGGAGCTTCTAGTGAGGGCTTACTGGCTGTATTAAGTAAAGACGAACCGTCTTCATTATTTATATACAAATATTTTTGGAACAATAGAGAAAAAGTGTTAAGCTCATGGAGTAAATTTACTTTTACTGGAACCATACGAGGGATTCATTTTATTGATTCAACTTTGTTCATGCTGATTATTGTTAATGGCAAAACTCATCTTGTAGAACTTTCTGCTGAATCTGGTCTTATAGACCCAGCAGGGTTTGTTACGCACCTTGATATGAGAATTGAAAGAAACAACATATCTGGAGACTCTTTTGGTATAAGCGGAAGCTATGTACCTGCTAACAATACTGTAGAGGTTTACAAAAAAGATGGAACTAAACTACCATGTACGAACACAGGAGGCACTGTTAAGTTAAATGAAGCCTTGGGCAGTGCTACAAGTCTATGGATAGGTATTCCTTACACCATGAAGTATACGTTTAGTGAACAACTGTTTAAAGCTAAGGCAGGTAATGCTACTACTGTTTCAAACGCAGCTAACCTCCAAGTTCGTAATGGATCAATTTACTACGACGACACCGCTGCCTTCAAAGTTAAAGTTACTCCTAAAGGACGTAGCACCCACGAAGAAAGCTTTGACGCAGGGATATCAAGAGAAGATGGCTTTTTACGTTTTCCAGTATTTGCTTCTGCTGAAGACACAGTTATAACGATTGAAAATGACGGAGCTCTTCCTTCAAAATTTCAATCTGCTGAATTTGAATCATTCGTCCATAGTAGAAGTAGTAGGTATGGATAAATATGAGGAGATACTTTTTGAACTTGGTGGGTGTAAAGTAAAGCTCGCCAAAGAAGAACACGCTCAGTATATTGCAAAGAATATGAGAGCAATCGACGTTCTTGAATGTAAGGCTGTAGGACATACCGCTGCTGAAGCAGTAATGATTGGGTTTGACTGGGATGATATTACCCTCACTGGTTTTGACCCAAAAGGAAACCCAATGTGTATTATGGGATCAGGCTGTAACGTTATACCTTACATCTGGCTTCTTGGAACAGATGAGGTAGAAAACAACTCTTATGTGTTCTTAAAACTTTCTAGAAAGATTGCAAAGTTTCTTCTTAAAAAGCACAAGAGAGCTTCCAACTTTATACACAAAGATAACCTTGTCTCTAGACGATGGTTAACTTTTTGCAAGGCAGAGTTTCTAAAAGAAATAATGTTTAACGAACAACCCTTTTACGAGTTTATAATTAAGTACGAAAATGTGTGAACCAATATCAATAGCAATGGGCATAGCGTCCACCGCTGCGAGTGTGAGTGCTCAGAAAAATGCTGCGAAGATGCAGAAGATGCAACAAGACAGAGCATCAAAGGCTGAACAACGACGTGTAAGGCAACAATACAGCTCTATGCGTATGCAAGAAGCAGCAGAGCAGAAAGCAGCAGCAGTAGAACTTCAAGAAGCTCAGATCGCTTCATTCGAGGCGTATGGCGAAGCAGCATCAGTCGACAGCGGAGTAGGAGGAAACTCCATTCAACAAATACAAAACTCTTATCTACAGGCTTTGGGTAATACTCGTTCAAGTATTTATGAACAACTAGCACTAAACAACATTCAAAGACAATATGCCTTTGACAGTGCTGGTATGCAATCTCAAAGTAACCAAATAGGAATTAACAAACCAATAGCACCAGTAGATTATCTTGGATCAGCAGTACAAGGAGTTAGCACTGGGCTTTCCACATATAGTGCTCTAGATTCCTCTGGATTAATTAACCAAGGAGTGGCAAGCACAGGAACATCAATGCAAAGCGTTTCTAAGTTAAGTCAAAAATCTTCTAATATGGGAATGCTAGACCTTCCTAAGTACAAACAACCCTTTAATGCATATAGTTAATGGCTAAAAAGAGAACAATCGAAATACCTAATCAAGCCAACTACAAGGATGCAGATGAAATAGGTCTAAATGCCTCTGGCTTAAGCATTCCACAAGCACAAGGAGGTAACTACTCAGTAAGAGTTGGAGGTTCCTTGAGCGCGAGCCAAACAAGCATGGGAAGGCTCGCAGAGTCTTTAAAAGGCGTTAATCAGGCTCTAAGCATTTACTCAGATGTAGCAGAACGAAGAGAGATAAGAACTCTTAAAGAGCTTAGAGAGATGTCCAATGAGGAAAGAAGAAAGCTTATTGGAGCAGAAAATGAAGTCTTTCGTAAAATGGGCATACGCCCAAGAAGTATTCTTCAAGTCAAACGAAGTCTTGGCACTGTTGAGTCTGGAAACTTTCACGGACAATGGCAAGAGTATTTAGACAACACTCTTATTGAAAACCAAGGAAGGGATGGGTCTAAACTTACATCACCACAAATTAAGCAAGCCTTTCTAGACTTTAGATCAAACTTTATTAGAGAAAACGAATTTTTATCTAAGTCTCAGCTTGGCACAGATGGGTTTCTAGCTGACACAGATGGTTTGTATGATCGTAATGCAGCTAACTATCTTAACAGAGCAGATACTCACTATGATCGAACTGTCAGAGATCCTTCTATAGTTCAAAACTTATATACAGAATTTAGAGACCCAGAGGGTGGTAATTTTATAAATACGTGGAACGAGCTCTCTGAAAGCAACGATGTTACAGGAATGCGTAACGCTATCCGCACTATTGTAGAGAACGCACAGCTTACTGACACTGAAACAGCGTATGAAGAAGCTATACTTATGCTTTCTACGTTAGGTAATCCAAAAAATGGGGCAAAGTTAGGCTCTCAACCACTTGGTGACACTATGGCTGTTCTAGTAGGATTAGGAGCACTCAAAGAGTCTCAAAGAGCTAAAGCTATAGGACTTTCTAATGATCTAAGAAGGTTGCAAGAAAACGAAGATGCAGAAAGACGAAGAGAGGTTACGCTTAGTATATCTGAAATGGAAAGAGAGTTAGCAAAAGCTAAAACTCCATCAGAAGAAAACGCTATTTATGACAAGTGGCAGAAGCTGGCACTAACTGATGAAGATTTACTATATGGAGGACTTTTGAATCAGGCTATTGATACAGTTGAGTTAAATCGAATAGCGTCTGCAAAAGCTAAAGAAGAAGCTTTTAAAAGAGAGTCCGAAAAACTAACCAATGAATTATATGTTCCTGTAGAAAAATTAGTAATTCAAGGAGCAGATTCCAATACAATTCAAGAAAATATAGAAAGTGCAAAAGAAGCTGTTAATAAAGCTGTAACTGATGGACTAATTAGCGAAGAAGATGGAATAGCTCTTGGTAATAAATTTCAAGAAATTGATACTAGAACAAAACGAGACGAGCTAGTAAACAGCGTAATTGTAAAAGGAATTGCAGAATCAAAATTAGAAACACATGACAGGAAGAAGTTTCTCGATAAGCAATCTATTTTACACGCTACTAAAAAAGCTATTGGAGTTGATGTAGGAACGAGAGTTGAAGAGCTTGAGTTAGCTCCTACTAACCTTAGTGATATAACATATCAGTTTGATCCAAACAATATGACTGGAAGAGCTACAACAGTCTATATTGATCTTGAGGATGATTTAATAGCGGAACGCGAACGAATAACCAGATCAGTATTTTTAACTGGAGCTGCTGAAAGTGGTGGAAAATTTACTGCTCCTATGATTGATCAAATACGCGCTCACATGGATGCTTACACTAAAGAAAGAAGCAAGCAAGCCGTACAAGAAATGACAGATGTTTATTTTAGCGCACAGCTACAACGAAAACAAAAGGAGGCGCGTGATCTAGGAATTACTGTTGAAGAGTTAGAAGTAAAACGAAATAAAGAATCTATTCTAAAAAAAGAGAGAAATTTAGAAACTCTTGCAGATAGAGACTTATTTACAATAGGTTCTCCAGACAAAGATGGAAAAGTAAGTGTTGATATAAGAAACGATTTCTTTGATTTAAATTTAGACAGTCCTTTTTCAGGTCAATTTAACCATAAACATGCGCAGTTTATAGAAGCATACGAACTAATGTTTACGGAAGGAAATAATCTTTTTGAAGACCTTGATGATAAATCAAAAGCTCGTCTGTCTGCTAGGTATCAAGAGGCGTTAGAATTGACGATGACAGATGGCAGAAACTACAGAAGTATGTCGATAGATAAATATTTTAGACCCATGTATAATACGACAGCGCGTAGAGGAAGAAACACTGTAAGAGGAGAAGGCGTGACTCCATATCAGATAGATAGATTCTATAACACTACAGATTCGCGGTTTCAGGCTGAAAGAGAAATAGTAAGAAACTTTTCAATAGGAGGAATTAGTCCTGAGAATTGGATGAATGATGAATATGGAGATGAGCGTTTCTCTTTAAAAGGTCCAGAAGGAGCGTATGAACAGGGGCTAGGATACCGTTATAGAGAGACTATTCCTTTTGTTCCTGTAGAGATAATTCAAAAATTAAGCGACGCTAGAGTAGGAGACGATCAAGAAGCTAGAAACATCTCCCTGAACAAGGCAATAGAAGCTCTACCAGATAACGAAAGAGAAATAGTAGAGGAAACATTAAATCAATTTTATATGCCAAAAGGTAAAGACCCTTACACCGCTGTAGGAGAACTTTTTGATAACCACAGAGCAATCTATGAGAATACTAGAGGATACTCTTTTGAAGACCCTCAAAACACGTTTATCTATGATACCGACGAAGACCCTAGAGCTGAATAACTATAAAATATGAACTTATTTAAAAATCCACAAAACTTTGAAGGAGTCGCACAAGGCTTATTTCGTGGTCCTTCTGAAATAGAAGAATCTGTTGACCCTTACGAATCAGCAACTCAAAAGGCAGAAAAACCTAGCTGGGTAAAGGATATTGCATTAGCTCCTTTTAGGGGCGTTGAGGGAGCAGCTCAAGGACTATACAACCTTGCAGATACCATTGCGTTCGATGTGCTTCCTGATTGGGAAGAAGATCGTCGTATGCTTGGTCGTTCTGAAACTATTGTAGGAGGACTTGTAGAAGGACTTACACAGTTTCTTGTTCCGTTCTTTCCCCTCAAAGCAGCAATGAAAGCTGGAAAGATAGGAAAGCAGTTTTCTAAGCTTGGAACAAAGAAGTCTGATCTGGTTCGTGACGTAACAGCTGGTGCTATTGTAGACTTTTCTGTTTTCGATGGGCAAGAGGCAAGACTATCTAATCTAGTTAATATGTCTCCAAAGCTCAAGAATGACGTTACGGAATACCTTGCAGCACAAGATGAAGATCCAGAGATGGAGGGACGCATCAAGAACACCATTGAAGGCTTGTTAATTGAAGCAGGGATGCGTTCTACCTTTGGCGTCGTAGGAATGACGTTTAAAGGAATTAAAGCAATCAAACTACGCCAACAAAAAGTTGCCCAAGGTAAATCTAGAGACGAAGCAGCTAGAGAAGCTGTAACTGAGTCTGGTCTTAGAGATGATGAGCTTACTCAGGGAGAGCTAAACTTTGCAGACGAAGCAGCGGAAGAAGTAGCTGAAGTAAGAACCACAGCTCCAAAAGAGGAGGAAGACGACATTTTAGATGCTCAACAAGAGTCAGCTCGTGCTGGAGGCGAGGTTCCAATGCCTAACCTTGAGGATATGTCCTACAGGGAAGTTCAAGCAGAAGCAAAGCGTCTAGGCGTAGGAGCAAAAGGAATGCGTATAACGCTAGAAGCAAAGATAGAAGACTTCTACAAGCAACAAAACACAGCTAAACTACCTTCCGTAGGCGAAGATGGTCAGCTTAGAATGTTTGAAGGCGAAGCAGAAGGCACAGGTCCTAAGAAGCCTAAGGAAGAAAGTGAAGAAGCCATTCAAGCTGCTCGCGAAGTAGATCAACGCACAGCAGATCTAAAGCAAGAAAAGATGGAGTTCTTTCACGATGAAAAGTTTCTTGAAGAAAGTGCTGATGCTAGATTTAAATTTACAGGAGAAGAAACTTTTGTTCCTAGCAAACAACGTAGGCTTGAAGATACAGTATTAGCGATTGCTAAAAGCATGGAAAAGGCTTCTGGAGAACGCGGAGACTCACAAGCCCTTGCTGGATCTATTCGTAGTGTAGCAAACCAAGGTGGGCTAATGCTTGTAGCTAGAGCTTTAGCATTAAACATCGAAAAAGGAGCAGAAGTTGGAGCTAAGCTAGATTACAAAACCCTTACAAAAGAAGCTGAAGAAGGAACTGAAATTTTAGGAACAAACAATAAACACGACCTATTGGCAAAGATTTCAGATGCTGAATTAAAGTCACAAACGCAAGCAGAAGCTAAAAAAGCATTTAGAAGCATAAGGGCTGAGCAATCAGCAATTATACAAATTAATAAATCTCTTGCCGACGACGTTTTAGCAAAGGCGAATGAAATTGACATGTTCCAGCAAAAAGGCAAAGTAGATTCTGGAAAAAGTTTTGATGAGTTAGAAGTAGAGCTATTAACGCTACTAGATAAACAATTAGCATCACAACAAATTTGGTCTATCTATGGACGAGAAGCTTCTGGTGTATTCTTACAACGTAAAGCTTACTACCAAGGAACCTCTTATAACAAACGTTTAGGACTTTCTGGACAGCAAGTATTAAATGCTGCTGACCGTATGCATTATAGAAAGAAAAAGATTGGTAGCCTATCTACTAGTGAGCTTGTTAAAAAGATACAACAAACAGGCGGTAAGGGTCCTGAGTTTTATAGAGCTCTAAATAGAACCGTAAAAGGCACTCAAGGATCTAAGTTAATGAACATGACCTTAGAGTATTGGATGAACTCTTTGTTGAGCTCTCCTGTTACTCAGATGGTCAATTTATTTGGTGCGCTAGGTGTTTATCACATGAAAGCTGCTGAAGGATATGTAGGAGCAATCTTAAATGGAGATAAAGAACTTGCAACAGCCATTGCTGCTAACATATACAAAACAGAAAGTATAAGAGAAGCTTGGCACTACATGAAGTTATCATGGAACAAAGATGATGCTATTCTTGCTCCAGATGCTCGTGTTTATGATGATTCTGCTGAAAGAGGTGCAGCAATTACTAGCGACCGTGAAGACGCCTTTGGTCAAACAATTAATCACATAGGAAGCTTAGTAAGACTTCCATCTAGATCTTTGTTGTCTGGAGACGAGCTGTTCAAACAACTTAACTTTCGTTATTTTGTTCGTACCGAACGTATGGCTAAAGAGCTGCGTAACCAAGCCAAGCAAACAGACTTTACAGGCTATGATATGAAAAGAGCCACAGAAGCAGCCGAAGGAGCTTTACTAGCAGCAACAACACAAAAAGGAGCTGCTTTGAACGAACGTTCTCTAGGCAAAGAAGTTTATGATATGGTAACAGCTCAAGATTCTATTAGAGTAGAAAGGGGACAAGACCCTATGACTCCAGAAGAATTTGATACTACTTTTAGAGAAATATTCGCAAGTAAATCAGGAGCGTTACGTCGCTCCGACCAAGACTTAGATATTCAAAATGAAGATATAGACTTTGACCCTGATTCCCCAAGATATAGAACAGCCGACGCTGCCCTAGACTATGCTAAAATTGCTACAGCAACAAAAGATATACCACAAGTGCAAGAGCCTTTGGGTAAGCTCGCTCAGATGGCTCCTCTTACTAAGATGGTATTTCCGTTCGTTCGGACCCCTACCAATCTCCTTAAGATGGGATTTGAGCGTACTCCTCTTGGTATTGCTGGCTCTTTGTTTAGAGACACGATGCATGGGCAATTTATGTCCAAGCTTAAAGAAATTCAACAAAATGGAACTAAAAGAGAAGTAGCTCAAATGAAAGGGCAAATGGCGACAGCAGTTGCCTCTAGCACAGCGTTAATTACTTACATAAGTGCTAACGGAAGTTTTATAAGCGGAGGCGGTCCTAGAAATCGCGATGAGCGTGAAGCTCTTAAACTGTCAGGATGGCAGCCCTACTCAATTAAAATAGGAAATACGTGGACTAGTTACAGACGTCAAGATCCGATGTCTACTCAACTAGGTATTCTTGCTGATTTAGCAGAGATACCAAAGTATTATGAGCTGTCAGACAGCGCAGCAGAAGCTTTGTTCGTCATGGCTTCCGTTTCGTTTATGAATAACATAACTAACCAATCTTTTGTGGATGGGATAGACAATCTTTTCAAAGTTGTACGTGACCCTGTAACTTATGGTCCTAGATTTGTAGGAAGTATTACAGGGGGCTTTGTTCCTAACGCTGTAAACTTTACTCAAAATCTTGGAGAAGACAAGATGCTTAGAGAGACTCGCACTATCTTTGATCATGTGCTGGCTAGAGTGCCTTCAGGAGCCCAAAAACTTCCTCCTCGTCGTAACTTCCTTGGAGAAGCTCAAATAATAGATATGAGCCTTCCCTTTGTAGGCAAAACTCCTGTTCTTGGGGCATTTAATCCTTTCTATACTTCCTCTGTCAAAGACACTACTTTAGACAAAGAGGTATCTAGAATGCTTCACGGATTTTCAATGCCAGACAGTAAGATAGGAGGGGCAGATAACTTAAATCTAAAGAATATGAAAACCGAATCAGGACAAGATGCGTATGATCGCTACTTAGAACTGAGTGGTAGCATGAAAATAGGTGGAAAAACTCTTAGAGAACAGTTAAATGAACTTGTAGAAAACTCTGCTTACAAACTTTTGCCAGAAAACGATATTGCAGATGAGACAGGATTAGGAAGTCCTCGTGTTCGAGCTATGAATAAAATCATACGCTTCTATCGTTTAAGTGCTAGACAGCAGCTTTACAACGAAATGCCACAGCTCAAAACAGCTATTTATAATAATCAACAGCAAAAACAACAATATCTTAATCAATCATGAACTCCCAACATATACCATCAGCCGTAGCTACAGCAGGTTTACTAGGAACAATGACGCTTAGTGATGTAAACACCGTCGTGGCTATAGCCGTAGGTGTAACGACACTGGCTTACCTAGCCATAAAAATTGTAAAAGAGCTAAAAGATGGCAAGAATTAACGACAGCACCACTATTACTATTCCTCTACGGAATCTCTTAGCTCTTGTAGCAGGGACAGCCATAGCGGTGACTGGTTACTTTCACATTGTAGAGCGAATCTCCATGCTAGAGCAAAGCAAGTTAATGATTGAGAAAGATCTCGAAGCCAATAGCAAATGGATTGTAGATTGGGAAAAAGATGGACTGTTACCTGCTTATATTATTCAAAACA